CGGTAGCCTAAGCCGGTTTTAGCCACCCCTTCGCCTTAGGTACTTAAATTATGGCTGAATCGACTCTTTCCATCAGTTATACCGATTTCAAGCGTGCAGTCGGCCATCACTTAGGCTATACGCGCGATGAATCACACTGGGAAGGCAGTGAAAAGGACGACGTTGATGAGTCGATTCGCCAGGGCCTGCGCCGCGTTTACTGGCCCATATTGCCCGGCGAAAATCAGCCGATTCATCAGTGGTCATTTCTACGTCCCGTTCTGACCGTTACGTTGGTAATTAATGATTTTGATTACGACTTGCCCGACAATTTCGCCGGGCTGATTAGCCCCTTGACGCTGGCTGCCGGCTCGGCCACGGAACATATCGAGGTTATCCCTGAACCGATGTTGCGGGCACTTAAAGCAGCAGACGATACAGCTGGCACTCCACGTTACGCAGCTGTACGGCCACGCGATACTGGTAGCAACGTCGGCCAGCGGTTCGAACTTCTCTTCTATCCAAAGCCGTCAGCTATTGGGACCGTGACGTACCGGGCCGCCATCCTGCCGCAAATGCTCACCGATGCAGCACCTTATCCCTTGGGTGGTATGCAGCATGCTGAGACGTTCTTGGCCAGCATTATTGCTTCGGCCGAACTATTCAAAAACGACCCACCGGACCCGAGCTTCGAGCGGGATTTTCAGACCCGTCTTGCGGCATCCATCGCGTTCGATAGGCAGCATACCGAACCGCACACCGAAATTACCTGGCCAGTCGAATCCGATCCCACAACACTTGATCTGCGTTACCAAGACTTACTGCGTCAAGTCGGTAAGATTCGGTTCGATAACTTCGATCCGGGCACTTGGTCGCACCAACAGCGCAAGGAAGCTAATTTCCTGGTCCAGGCTGGCCTTAATGCTGTCTATCATCCACCGAGGACCAGCCAGGAAGAAGAACCTTATCAGTGGTCATTTCTGCGTCCTCTGAGAACATTAGCGCTGGTAGGCGGTACGGATACTTACAACATGCCTGACGATTTTGCTGGCATCCCTACGACGTTTTCATGGCTGGCCGGCTCGGCCAAACGTACTATTCAAGTCATCGACGAGGACCAGATGCGGGCGCTCAAGGCCCAGGACAATCAAATCGGCACGCCTGTCTATGTTTGTTTTCGCCAACGTGATACGGCCGGTGCTGCTCGGCAGAAATTCGAAGTCCTTTTCTATCCTACGCCGGCGGCAAATGACACGCTTAGTTATCGCGGCGTGATCGACGCACCGGCACTTAACGCTACTACGAGTGTCTACCCGCTGGGCGGTGCCGTGCATGCCTTGACATTTCTGGAAAGCTGTCGCTATCAAGCGGAACTGGCCGCAGAAGTAGAGAATCCCAGACATTTACAATCGTTTCTAGAGCGGCTGCGGGCATCCATTGCTTTCGACGCGCGTAATGCAGTGACGGCCGAGATCTGGCCGGTTGAAGAAGAGCCGGTTACTTCCAAGCTATCTTACAATCAAATTTTACGACAAGTGGGGCATTTGCTTGGATTTGGCTGGAATAACCTCGGCTGGACCTACGACCAACTCCGGACGGCCGACTTTATCGTGCAACGTGCCGTGCAAGAGTTCTACCAAGCTTACAAGTGGAGGTTCTTGGAGCCGCGTGGCGAATTGACGATTGAGTCAGGCAAGGATGATTACGATCTACCAGATAACTTTGGTGCTCTGGAGGGCGATCTTTATTACCGTGATACTTCCAACATCCACCGTTCGATTAAAGTTGTCGGTGAATCAGATATCGAAGCGCTTAGGAGCCAAACGAGGACAAGCGTACCATCGTGGCCTGTGTATGCAGCCGTGCGGCCTAAGCCGCCGACGACTGCCGGTCAGCAGACGTTCGATTTGATGTTCTGGCCAACTCCTACGATTGCCCATAGCGTTACGTACCGCTATCGTGTTCAAATGGGTCCGCTGTCGGCAATTAATCCTTATCCGCTCGGCGGCGTGGACCATGCCGGCACGCTCCTTGAGTGTTGCCTTGCGTATGTTGAGAAGTACACCCAATCCCGCGATGCGACGCACCGGAATGAATACCAGCGGCTATTAGAACTCTCCAAGGAGCGGGATAAAGAACTGGCAGAGCCGGAATTCCTGGGTTGGATGCATTCGCCAGATTGGCGGTATGACTATCCGATTCTGCCGTATAATCGCATGCTCGACCGGTACGAAGCTACCAACGTCAACTATACACCGTAAAGAGGCTCGCCATGTTACTTCAGCGCGCATTTGTCTATATCCCGGTTATAGCCGATACGATTCTTGCTGATGCTGTGGCGATTAACTTAGCGAATTATGCCGGTGGTATTTTCATCATGCCAGCCGCCAGTGCCAACACGTCAGTGCAGTTTTGGGTGAGCCAGGATGGCACCGAAAATGGTACATATGCCCAATTTGAGACAGCCAAATCGGTGACGGCCTCAACTCTAAAGGCTTATGAAATACCCACAGGATTGTTTGGGGCGTCGTGGGTCAAATTTGTAGTGGTCGGCGGAAGTGATACTACCATTCATCTGCTGCTAAAATCGTGATTGATGAGCACTGTTGTTGATCGGGCTCTACTTTGCCCGCGTGTAGGGATTATTGAACCGCAAGGCGCCGGCGCCCCGCCTGGACTCCTGTTTTGGCTGCGCGCTGACAAACAGGCCGAAGAAGCGGCGGGTGACCCATGCGAAAATAGTGACTTGGTCTTGAACTGGATCGACCAAGTTGGGCCTTATGCATTCACGGAAGCAACGATCAAGCCGCGCTGGGATGCATCGGTTATCAATGGCCAGCCGGCCATTTATTTTGATGGGACCACGAGACTCAAACTCTCGTCAGCTCCGGCTGCCATAAACACCCAAGTCGGTAGTTTACTGGCCGTTGTCAAAGGCGACGCCTTGACGTCTGTCGGGTTCGTTATTGCAGGCAACGTAGAGACGGTTGCCACAAATTATGCGGGTATACGCTGGAATAACATTACGGCCGAGTACGAAATTGATCTATCTAGGCAATCGGCAGCCTGGCGCGATATTTGGCGATCGTCGTCCGAAGCGACTAACGCCAGCGGTACCTACTTAATTGCCGGCGGCAATGAAGCCGATGATGTACCGTCATCCAATTCGCTGCGCATTAATGATTCGGCGGAACTCAGCCTGACCTACACTAGCGGAGCTAATAACGGACGATGGATTGCTGACGTGAGCGGCAAACAGTCTTGGACCTTAGGTTGTCGTATTTCCAACAGTGCGAACACGGGGTTTTTCAAGGGCTGGATTGCCGAAATCCTCATGTACGATCATGAACTGACTGATGCTGACTGGACCATCTTGCATCCTTATTTTAAGCACCGTTACGCGCTTGCATCCTTATTTTAAGCACCGTTACGGGCTCTGGTAATGGCAATCTCCGATTATATCATCCAAGTTGACGATCTTCCTTCAGCTTTCACCAGCGCTGGACATACTAATCTCACTCCCAATAATACATCAGCGGATAACGCTTCCCGGCTAACAGACTTAATGGCTGATATTGTCGATCTGAGTAGCGGTGTCCCCAACGCTGTCACATATGGCGTGCATCTTTCATTTCCGCCTGGGAAATACTTTTACTTTAATGACACTGCCAAACTGGATAAGGGCTCTACCAATCGTTGGGGCGGCGGGTTGTGGATATTTGGCGGCGGGGTAATCCGCAATCCGGAAACGGGGAGCAATACAGCGCCAAAGACTGTGAATGCCAGCTATTTGATTGCTGGTACGGCGACTTTTGCCGGTGCTACGCAAGGGTCTAATCTTTGGGAAGTAACGCTGGGCGCTAGATCTGATGGATTGCCTGAGGCGGATGATATCTATGCCTTTCGTAAGATTGAAATCACAGCCGGGAAAGGCGTAGGGCAGGTGCGTAGGATTCGCGGTACGGTTGGTTCGGTCAAGGGCTACAACAATACAACTAGAGTGGCCCAGCTTTACGAGCGCTGGGCCGTGATGCCGGATGGGACCAGTACGTATACGATCTACGGCGGTCCGGTTTTCATGATCAGTACACTTCAAGGGCTCTACATGCAGGGGATCAATTTCGTGGGCCGTGCGCCGACAAGCACGGACGTGCTTGGGGCTCGCAATGGCGCCGTTGGCGTGGCCAAGAAGAACATCGACGGCGTTGCATCCCAAAGCCTGGTTATCAAACGCTGTTCATTTAATTTCTTTGATATCGGTTGGGACAATGATAATCCGTTCTATAATCAAGGTGAATCGCACAATAATTCGGAAATCATGTTCGAGGATTGCATATTTCAAAACTGCCGCATCGGCTTCAAGAATAATGGCTCGGCAGCCGTGGCTATGTCGTTTCATAACTGCCACTGGATTAACTGTAATGAATGTATTCGTATTGAGGGGGGCGGGCAGATTAGCTTATCAGGCATGATTCAGGTTGTGACATGCAATCATTTCATCCGCCGCATGGATAGCGGTACCAACTTACGAGGGCTAGTCGTCAACGGCATGCTCAAGATTGATTCCCAGCGACCCCGCTGTGTTATTCACGATGAAACAACTTTCAACCGGCATGGGATAGCCAAGTACTCCGGGATCGATATCGGATCTGCTCAGGCCGACAGCGAGACCGATATTTTGGCCATCCAGCAGTCACCTGACACGCCAGGCAAGTGCCGCATCACATTCAGTGGCTATAATCGCGAGCTAGTACGCGGGCGAAAGCTGGCTATCTCTAATTCCTCTGAACCTTCTTACAATGTCACGCACACTGTTCAATTTCAGCCCGGCCAGTCTATGGTTAGATCCGGCACGGCTCAAGACGGCAGTAATCTGTTAGTGAAGCTGGATGCAGGCGCCTCGGCCGTCAACGATGCCTATAGAGGTTACATGTGTCGGCTTACCAGCGATCCCGGCAAAGGCCAGGAGCGACTTATTCGCTCCTATAATGGGACGACTAAGGAAGCGACAGTTGAGCCTACGGAATCGGGGCAAGGATGGTCAGTGAGTCCAGGCATATCTGATCCTGATGTGGGCACGGGCTTTGAGATTCTTACCAAATACGAGGAAGTAGCATATGCCGGGTTGGCCCAGAGTCCTTTCGAATCTAACGCTATTACGTTCGATGCAGGCGCCTCGGCCGTCAACGATGCCTATAAGGGGTGGCTCATACGAATTACGGCCGGAACGTGGTCAGACCCGGAAGGTGATGTTCCTTATAGAGTTTGTACATCTTATAACGGCACGACCAAGCGGGCCACTATCGCCGGCGTGGCCTGGACACTGGATGGCACGAGCAAATACGAAATTCGCGGTACCTTTGTAGACACGGACATCACCTATGCCGTTGACGATCTGAATTCTCGAAGCTGGACGGATCGCACACCTATCTTTCGTCTACGCGGCGGCACGGCCTTAGTTAGTGCATGTCAGTTCATTGCCGGCAGTATCGATGGTGGACGGCTGGCCAGCTTAGAATCAAACACGTATTTCGGTGCCCCTATCAATCATAAGTATCCGATCACCAGTCGTATCGAGATATCCGACTGTGAAGGCTTGGAAGGACTTATAGACGGCGTAGACCCGGTAGCCACATATCTGACATTAGCTCCATCGACGTGGCCGGTCTGGTACTTATTTCGTGACTGTAACAGGGGGGCTTATGTTAACGACCCGCCCGTAGCGAATTTTGTCATTGCCCCGCCTTGGACTATAGGAAACTATGGCATGAACGCAATTCGCATTGGATTGGCTCAAGCAGCTACTGCCGGGACAATCACTTTAGACGCCCAAGCTCCGGCTACTGCCGACATCTATAACGGCAACATGATTTCCATCATTGCCGGTACGGGGGCCGGACAAACCAGAATTATCCATGACTATCTATCAATGGTAGCCAGCGTCTCACCTAACTGGGCTGTTATTCCAGACGCTACCAGTATGTTTCAGATTACTCCAGGCAATATCATGGACTGGCAAACCTTTGAGCAGGTTGACGCTCAAGAAGCCATTGATACCAGCGTTACGCCCTGGGCTCATGTACGGATTCGCAAGGCGACGGGAGACTTAGGCACAGGCGTGGAACTAAGACGCCGCAAACTCAAGGATATTAATAATGCCAACATTACGGATATTAATACGGTTGTAGGGAGGATGCTTGATTGATTTATGTCGGCAGGCAGACAAGATTTCACGTTGGCCGAGCGGCGGCCAACAGTCCGGCCGGGCCGGGTTCCGGTATCGGACTATTGATACTGCTTACTCTTTCGATCGGCCGCATGATCGACCCTAGCATCGAAATTCCCAACCTAATCTCACTCGAAGTGAAATTAAAGAAAATCCTGGGTGACTGATGGCTGATTTTGCCCATAAACTAGATATTGGCACGATTATTCGCTTGGTGATTCGGGCGGACGGCGTGGTACAAGATGTTTCCAGCGCCACGGTAACAAAACAAATCAAACTCCAGAAACCGGACGGCGTAACCGTTACGAAGACTGCCGTGTTCACTACCAATGGCAAGGACGGGCAAATTCAATATACGACTGTGGCAAATGACTTGGATCAAGTTGGTAGATGGAAAGCTCAGGGTTATGTTGTATTATCGAGCGGGACATGGCATACGACAGTCGAAACATTTGAAGTCTTACCTACACTGTAGAAGGAGGTGGTATGATGGCCGGCAATACTTGGCAATTCCAAGGAGCAGGAAGCGAACGGGTCATTCCCGACCCCGGCAATGGTGGGGTCATTTCTATCGGCGACCGTATCATTGGGCTTTGCGAGTTGGACGATACCGGCGGTGCACTCACACGTACAGTAAGCCCGCCGCAAACAGAGGGCCAAATGCTCATCCTGCATAAAAGCGTAGGATCAAGTGATATCGTGGTCACGTTTCCCGTTGCATTCGATGCCACGCATACGCAGGCTACGCTAGGTGCCTTAGATGATATTGGTATCTGGATTTCCGTGCGGACTGGTTCGACTTTAAAATGGTGGTTGATCGTCGATCTTGATGTAGTATAGGAGGCGATACAATGGGCGCCAATACGTGGCAATACTTTGGAGCAACGAGCGATCATATTATTCCCGATCCAGGTAATGAGGGTACGATCAGCATTGGCGACCGCATTATTGCTATCTGTGAGCTTGACGATACTAATGTTTCGGATGCACGGTTCATAGCTGCGCCTATGATTGAAGGGCAGCAATTGATGCTTCATAAGCGCGTGCATACCGGCACGACGATTCACGTTGTATTCCCTGTTGGTTTCGACTCTGCGTCGCATACAATCAGCTCATTCGACGCGCTGGACGATCTTGGTGCCTGGCTCTCTGTTAGAACGGGCTCAATATTCAAATGGTGGTTAATACATAATGTGGGTTTGTCGTTGGTATAACTATGGCCGAGAAATCCTTGCTCATAATGCCCTTTCCAATTCTCGGGCTGGACAGGTCGGTAGCTTTCCAGCGCCAACCACCACATACCACACCCGATGCTCTGAATGTGCGTCCCGAAAGCGTGGCTGAAGGGCGCGAGCGCGGCGGATCACGGCCTGCACTCGCGCCCGCTTTTCGTCAAGACCTTTCGGTCGGTATCGACATGCTGGCCCAAGTCGATATCGTCGATACGAGCACTTTTGCGTATGAAGTCGATGACTTTGAAAGTGAGGCGTTGAGTACGAAATGGTCATTCCCGCCTTGGTCCAGCCTGCCCAAGATGCAGGTCGTGGACGGCATGGCAGTCGGCGACATCAATTCCGGGCTAGTCCGAGCTGTAAGTAGTATCAATACGGCTAAAGAATATGTACTAGAGATTTTCATCGTCCCCTGGCGCCATGCTCATCATGGAACTTATCTCATCTGGTTCAGGATGAACGATGTGCCAGATGTGACTGATGTAGGCATGACGGCCAAGCTAGTCCTAAACACTAATGGCGATTTCTCGGGATCGCTGATTGAGACGGGTGGCTCGACATATTCTTTCGCTGCCGGTACGACAGGCTACCCGGCAGCAGGTTGGTTTACCGTAGTTATCCATGCCGATAATAAGGTGAGCTGCTATTGGCGGCGGCATACGCTCTTAGCCAACCAGTCGGTGCTCGATTATGCCAATAAGCGCGCTTGGGGGTTTGGCGTCGAACCGATTCCCGGCGGTATTTGTCAAGTTAATCGGGCTCGCATGCAATATTATCAGCTTGCTACAAGTACCATAGCTCAAAAGCGGTCCAGACGCTCGCTGCTGGTCTTAGCGGCCGGCGGGGAAATCTATGCCGAAGATTGGATGGGGTCATTTAAGAAAGTTGTCGGCACGGCTCAGAACGAAAAACAGCTTGTGACTGTGGCGGGGGCTCTAGGAGGTGGCGATTTTATATTATCGTTTAACGGCTCATCAACTAGCCCGCTCTTAAGTACGGCCACGGCGGCCCAGGTCGATGCGGCCCTAGAAGCCTTGCCGACGATCGGGGTAGGCAACGTTGCCGTAACGGGGGCTGATGGCGGTCCGTGGACGGTGGAATTTGTAGGAGCTTTGGGGGGTACTGATCAGCCTTTGATGACTTCGGATGAGAGTAACATTGTTATTACGATTATTCAGGACGGGATGGCCAATTCGGCGCCCAGTGTGGCTACAGGCGTACCTTTGACCGCAGCGCAACATAACCAACTCCTCTATATCGCGGATTATTCAGACCCTATTGTATCCGGCACTGATCTGCAAATAGCTCCCAATCAGCTTACGATGACTAGTGCCTCGGTGGGGAATTGGGCGCTGGCCGGCTTGACCACCAGTCATGGTTTTCGAGTAAAGGGAACTGGAAAAAATCAGATTTACCGCATCGAGCTTACCAAATGCACTACGGGCCAGTTTAAGCTCTTCTGCCCGCCAAAGATCAACGACAACGAATCAGTTTCGATCGCTTATAACGCATCTACTGCTGCTGTCCAGGCAGCTATTGAGGGTATTAAGGTCATTGGTAGCGGTAATGTGACCGTAACTGGCACGCCAGGCCAGTTCTACGACGTGCAATTTACCGGCGCTCTAGCCAATAAACATATTGGCCCCATTACTCCCTTCGATGTCGAGGTGGACGGCGTGATTGCCATCGAAAAGCGACAAGAAGGAACGAAAGGCACCGATACTTCTACCCATATTTCCGGGATTGCCACAACGCAAGTGTTCGCGCCTCAAATCGTGCAAACGCCTGGCGGCGAAACACAGTTCAACTTTACGGCTGAACGTGTGCCAAAGGTATTTGATCCGAAAGTAAATACGCTCAAGAAATGGCACGCGGATACGGCAAAAGGGTTTGTTCCCATCGGCTGTGAAATTATTACTGTCTACCGCGATCGAATGGTACTGGCCGGCGACCCGGAAGCTCCTCACCTGTGGTACATGAGCCGGCAGGGCGATCCGTATGATTGGGACTATTCACAAGATGATGCTGGGGCGGCAGTCTATGGGCAAAGTTCACTGGCCGGCCGGATTGCTCAGCCTATAACGGCCCTCATGACAACCACGGATGAATGCCTGATCTTCGGCTGCACGAGCTCTTTGTGGATTTTGCGCGGCGACGCTGCGCACGGCGGTCAGATTGACAACTTATCATTCAGAGTGGGCGTTGTCAGTCCTACGTCCTGGTGTTACGCGCCAGGACATATGCTCTATTTTCTATCTGATATCGGACTATATCGCATGCGTGGCGACTGCGGAGCCACGGAACCGGAATCAGTCAGCCGGGAAAAATTGCCTCGCGAACTGTTGCATGCCCAACGGCAACTTGAGCGTATCTTTATGGCTTATGATCATGCGGCGCACGGAATCCATATTTTCATGGTGCGTAATGTAGGGGCCCCATCGCTTCAGTGGTTTTTCGACTTAGAGACGCAAAGTTTCTGGCCGCAGCAGCTTCAGGCTAATCACGAGCCGCTTTCTGTCCTGGAGTATCAGGCTCAAGACCCACTCGATAACCAAATATTGCTAGGTGGGGTAGATGGTGTTGTGCGTGGGTTTAGCGCGAATGATGACCAAGATGATGATGGCAACCTTATCAATTCTTTCATCGACTTGGGTCCGTTTGATTTAACTAAAGAACATCATGAATCAATCGTTCAGCAGCTTCGCGGGATCCCTGGCCAGGACTCAGAGGTGTCTTGGGGGCTGCGTGTAGGGCCGAGCGAGGAAGAGGCGTTTTTACAGTCTATTGAGCTGGCCGCCGGTAAATGGCAGGCTGGCATGAACAGTACGAGCCGGCCGCGTATTCGATCGGCAGCTATGGTGTTGTCGCTTAGCGGAATAGGCGGGCACGCTTGGAGCTTTGAGCGGGCGATGGCAGTGCTGCGTAGCGCAGGAGTCCAGCGGCTATGACCAAACTGGCGGAACTTGCCGGCGTTTCAGCTCGTGAGTGCGGCCAGCGGCTCATCTACAATCCCTGCACGATCGCAAAATTTGAGCATAATTTCCGGGAACTGAGCGCGGCCGTTGCAAAACTGTGTGAGGCACTCATCCCTGACGAACAGGCATCTTCAATCCCGGCACCCGGCAGTTTTATTTCGATTGCCACGGTCGACGCGAAATGGGAACAAACTAGCCCGCCGCGATGTTTGGCCCATGATGGGGCGGTGTCGTTTTTTCTCTATCTATTGCGAACCTGGGATGGCGATCCGAACGTGGAGGCCGGCGATCAGATTCCCTACGCTCTATTGGCTGATGGCACGGCCTACGCCCTGAGTGATTATATGGATGATAAGATTGGCACGATTAAATTCTGGTCTCTGAGTGCCGGCAGCATTCCTCGCCGCTGGGCCGTGATGGACGGGGTAGCCAATTCACTAGCGTTTAGCGGATCAGGGATTAATTATCTGAGCTCAATGATCGAATTAGCAGATATCACTGCCGGTACGCTGCTGTCGGCTGAGAATACTAGCCGACTTGAGGACGAGCCTCTCCATGTCGATTGGGTTGGCCCGACCGGGATGACTTCTATTGTCGGCCCAACGGAAGTAGCACTTGCAGACTGGGAAATCCTCTTTGCCCCGCCCGGATTGACATCGCTTGAAGACCCGAAAGTTACCTTGGAGCTGACCCAGCTTGATTGTGCACCTGAATCGCCGGTGATGTTTACCAACCATCCCGGCAATCCCGAAACGCTATCTAGCGGCCAGCATCAACATGCAATCGCGCTTGATACCTTTTTTTATGTCAACGACGCACTCGCGCCTCTGAATCCGCCGCTAACAACCGATTTTGGCGGAGACCATACTCACCATTTTCGAGAAGACGAACACGTGCATCCCTTGACACCTAATCCACACGATCACACCGTTATTCCCGACCAGATCATGCCCGATGAGCACAGCCATGATATTACCAGTCAGCCGCATGACCATAGTTTTTACCAGCACACGCACGGAGTTTTTCAGACACCACACTTTCATATTTTTGATCCAGGCGGACACGAACATACTGCCGATCATAGCCACGAAGGGATAATCGAAGGGCATGAGCATGCAGGTGGTTTACCGGCCCGCAAGCAATTGATTCCGATTGAGAGGATCTATTAATGGCGAGACGGCTTGGCGAACTGGCGGGGCTGGTAAGATGCGGGCAAGGATATATACAGCATCCCCGGACGTTTAGCCATTTACAACGTAATTTTCGGGAATTCATGCGGGAAATTGATGCTCTTTGTCAGGCTCGCATGCCGGCTGTACATCATGTGGCACTGCCGCCGGTCGGCGGGGCTATCAGTACGGCTGTAACCAGCCAGAAATGGCAACAAACCAGTCCACCCCAAGTTGAGGCCGATGACGGGGCCGTGCATCTGACTATCCTGTTGCCAAGGACTTGGAATGGAGATCCGAACGTAGAGGCTGGCGATACGCTAGTGTACGCCAAGACATCCGGCGGGACGGCCTATGCGCTTAGCGATTATATGGATGAGAAGATCGGCACCGTGCTTTTATGGTCACTGGCAAGCAGCAGCATTCCTCGCCGCTGGGCCGTGATGGACGGGGTAGCCAATGCCAGCGGTTCCGGGATCGACTACACGGGATTCATGATTCAAATGGCAACCAGTGCAAGCGACGCTGTTTTGCCGGCGGAGGCGACTATGGACGCCGAGCAGGCAGTAATACTTTTCGCCAGCGGCTTTCTATCGGGGCCTGCCAATTTATCAGGCACGACAGGCGAAGGTTATGCGATAGCCCAAGTTATGCCCAATGCATTTACTATTCAACCGCGAGATTTTGGCATTCTGATCGACAAGACATTGATCGACTTGGCTGCGACCAGTATCACAATCGGCACCTTGCCGGCCAGTTTAGCCCAAACGGAAGATGACGGCGCTCATGCGCATACACTGACAGTCGCGGAAATTGTCGGAATGCAGCCGGGCCAGGATGTGATCTATATGATCCCCGCCGGCAACCCGCCTACGAGCGTAGCGGGACTCCATCATCATGATTTCGAGATTGCTGCACACGATCACGGCGGTATCGTCACGCCAAACCCGCACGATCATGATTTACGGTGGAAAGGCACAACTCCAGCCGACCATGATCATGCCATGGAGGGTGAAGTCGAGCACACGCATGGAGTGCCGTCACATGATCACGGACTGGTCACCGGCGCACATAGCCATACAGTCAGCAGTTTCGAGCACGTTCACGGTATTGGTCACGAGCACCGGCAAAAGATAGCTTCTCATTCACACTTTTCAGGCAAGCCAGCCCGTAAACAGCTTATTCCAATCGAGAGGATCTACTAGATGGCCGAGACGCTGGCTGAACTGGCGGGCCTTAAAAAATGCGGGCATGGACTGATTTATGATCCCTGCACGTTCGCCGATATCCAGCATAACTTTCGGGAATCCATTCGACTCTTGACCAGACTGTGCGATATTGACATTCCCTCGCCTCCGGAGGCGGAGATGCCGGCCGGCTCGGCGGCTGTTAAGTTGGCTGTGGCCAAGGCCAAATGGCAACAGACTAATCCACCTACCGTACTGGCCGACGATATAAGCGGCAGTCCGCTAGGCATCACGATCGTTCTATTGCGAACCTGGGATGGCGATCCGAACGTGGAGGCCGGCGATCAGATCGTTTACGCCACCACTATTGGCGGTACCCATTACGCACTATCGGACTACATGGACTCTAAGATTGGTACTGTCAAATTCTGGGCGCGGCCTATCCCGACAATTCCTAAAAGATGGGTTATCATGAATGGAATAGATAATGCTTCGGGCTCAAATTTGAATATGATTAACGCGATGTTGGAACTCGGTAGCACGGCCAGCGACGTGGTCTTGAGCGCAGAAGATACGAGCCAGAAAGAGGCTGAGAATATCATCATGACGTTCGATGGGCAAACTGATCCAGCCGGGTCCGGCGTGGGCGTTACCGATCCGGCTTACGCGAACCTATTCGTGCCGGAAGTGCCGGCCCAAGCGACATATCCCATAACACCGGAGCTTAAAGTGAGTAAAGAGACGATTACGATTGATGATACAACTCTTTCTACGAGTTATGACAATCCGTATCCTGACGATACTCTCGTCAATACGCCACATACGCATATTGCGTTTGGGGCGCCTGTTAGTGGCCTTGGCAACAATCCGCCGGCCCCCGGATGCGATCCGTACCCGGCTACCGAGAATATCGTCAATGATTTCCATCATGTTCATTCGCACGGGTTCCCTTTAGGCGGCGTCCAGCATAATCATGAAATAGGGCCGCATCGGCATGGCGGTAAGTTGATTCCCGATCCTCACGATCATGAAATTCAGATCGAGGAGCATCACCATTACTTGCCTGCGCACGGGCACGAAAGCGTGGAATTAACGCATGTTCATACCGTACTGGCCGAAGATCATGATCACAGCTTGACACACCAGCATCAGATAACCATTCCGACCCATAAACACTTGAGCAGCAAACCAAAGCGATTGACCATGATTCCAATTGAACGCATCTATTAAGGAACGCGATTATGCCATACTCATCGCCAAGACTGTACTCGCCAAACTTGTACTTGGATTATCTGCGTAACTTGCCACTTTCACTCCCGATTAAACTCCCTCAAGACCGTTATCCTTGGGGCAATCAGTCATTTGGGGAATCGTTACGAAAGATTTATATGCCCATTCGCGGCATACGTGATTATCCTCGTCCTCCGTTTTCACTTGGGTTTATGGGTGATCTTCCGCCTTCGATCCCACAGATTCCCGGTTTAGGCGAACTTCCGCTGGCGACAAGTCCACTCAATTATCTGCCGAGGCTACTTGGAGAATTGCAATCGCAATTTCCGCTGCTACCGGACGTATCGGGTAAAGGGACGAGATTTAGCTTTCCGCTCTGGCGGGTTGGTAGGTTCGGTGGGCCGTGGCGTGATGTGCCGCCCATGTCGTTTTCGCCGGCCACGGCCGGTGCCCCGATCCGCCCGGCACCGAGTGCCAGCCGTTTGCCGCCCGGGGCCGTTCCTTGGATCACTACTCCGCAAGGGACGCTCTTCTCGATAACCTTGCCGTATAGGAGCAAGCGCGGCCCAGTTAACCCGCCGTCATTCCACCAGAGGCAACAACAGGCAGAGCTGCGCCTGATGCAATTTAATCGTTGGTTGACCCAACAACGACTTAATCAGGCTCTTACGCCCAGTACGCTTCAAGGTAATGTCGGGCCGGGTGTGGCTAGCGAACAAGCGAATAGTCGGAACCTTTTAGCTGAACTTGCTGCCCAATATCAAGCGGCTCAAGACCGAGCCAATCTTGCGAATGAACTGCGCTACCAGCAGCTTATTGGCGGGCACTGGAATCTCTACGGTAGTCAGATGGGGATGCTGGCTGGTCTCGGCCAACCGGATTTATATGAAGCCCAGCAAAGGGCCATCAAACTAGGCAGTATTCAGGCTCAGCAACTGACCGAGCGCGGCTTAGCCGGTGTCAGTACGGTGCCGGTGGTTCAGCGCGGTGTAGCCAGGGACTACGCACAAGAGATTCGTAAGATCAATCAGGACCTGGTGCGTGAAGCTCTGGGACGAGATGCTGCCTTGAGGGCTGATCTGCTGCGAGTTGTTGAGGCACGTCAGGATGTAGGGCCAGACTATCGGTATCTGATTGAGCTTGCCAAAGATTTAGGTAAGATTCGAAAGCCGGTCGCGCGTCGCGCGCGACAGACCATACAGCCGGTCGGACTGCGTGGCGTTTCGCCAGCTACGGCCCAAAGAGTGGCTCAACAGATTACCAGCGGTCTTGCTTTCAATATCCCCCAATTCACTTTACCACGATCGCCTAGCGCTCCACAGCGGCGGCGATCGCGGCGGTTGCCATTGGAATTGCGCCAATCGCTGCGCCGAGCTTTGAAAACATTCGGGGAAGAGGAAGTTGCTGCGCGTAGAAGGGCCAGGTTAGAAAGTAAGTTTATGCCGCGTTTCGGTGGTCGAATGGTCTAACTGCTATGCCGATTCTTGTTCAATATGAGCCGGAAGCTGCGGTACTCGCGGAAGCGGCTGCCGCTGGTGGGCGCGAAGAGTTAGCCCGCTATATGGATGAGCTAGCCTTTAGGCAAGCTCAGCTTGCCGAACAACGGGCTGAGCGACTTCAGCGCGGCGCTTTGGCCTTAAGGGAGCTGCAAGTACGTGAACAAGCACGATTGGATCAATTGGCCGCTGAGCAGCAGCTTGCTGCTACTCGATTCGCAGAAGCTGAGCGTACTAGACAAGCTCGCAGAGAAGAAATGCTTTTCGGCGAACAGGCCAACATCATTAGGCAGCAGATGGAGGCCGAACAAGTCCAGCGGCTTGAACGGCTCAGGTTCGGCTTCCGAGAAGAAGAAAGGCAAGAAGCCGAACAGCAACAACTTGATGTCCAGTTCGGTGAAATACAAGGTTTGGCTCAACAATATCTAGATGATCCGCAACTTCATCCTTCGGTGCGGAAATCTATTGACCAGGGTTTAAACCAGATCATACAGCTTGAGAACCAGCTCCAGAATGCCGACATCACGTCTGAACGATACCTGAATCAGCGGCGCATGATTCAGAGTGGTCTAAGTCGATTACTTTCTATCCCAGGCATCTTGCCACCCTTGGTGAGTCCCAAAGACAGAGCACAGCAAGGGCTGATCATGGAAGATGAAAATCAGTGGCTATTCGTAAAGCCGGACGGAACGCCGATGGCGATCAAAAAAGATCGAGCGCTGGATATCATCACGCAAAAAGGTCAAGACGCCAAGGATATCGCCGATAAGAAGATCGTTGCAGAAAAGGAACAGCATATACGTAATCGAAATGAAAAGCTGGTCGATATGGCGGTAGACCGGCAGTTGGAGCAATGGAAAACGCTTACCCAAGAGTATTTCAAGCTGGTTGGTAATTTCATGAAGCCGACCGTGGCGGGGCCTGGGCTGTCAATAGAAGAAGCTCGTAACAAGGCTTCCTCAGCTATGGGTGGATTTAATCCATGGACTGGATTCCAGCAGCTCCCTAGTGCGCCACAGCGGCAGGCGCCTGTTGCACCCGGAGCAAGGGCGCCCGTTGCGCCCGAGCAGGCGCCTGCCACGCAGGCGCCTGCCACGCAGGCGCCTGCCACGCAGGCGCCTGTTGACCCGCGAGCTCAACTTCTAGAAGAAGCGAATATCTACCTCAATAGACTAATCAAGGAAGGAACGCGGGAAGATTACGCCCGTGCGAGAGTATACGACTGGATCAAGCGCGAAGTTATACGCCGGGGGATCAGGTAACGATGCCGACTCCATTAACGCTGAAAGAGATTGATGAGATTATCCAAGGACTATCGGCTAAAGAACAAGCGCTGAGAGATGAGATTACCAAAAAACAGCTTATAGCCGACATCTATGAACAGGAACAGGATATTAGTGAAGAAATCGAGCGGCGAGAAGCGGCAGCCCAAATTCGGCCTAGTGAAATTCGCATACGAGGAGCTAGGGGCATACAAGTTGTCCCCGAAGAAAAAATCTATCCGCCGCTTGTTCCTCCTACTAAAGAGCATCCACTATCCGATGTTCCTATGGTGGATCTGCGCAAGCTTCACTCTAGTGTGCGTAGCCAGCGACTCACTATCCAAGATGCCGGTAAGGCAGCTTGGGGGTTGAGTTGGCTACGTAATTTTCTTCGCGCCGGACAAATTGCCAGCATGGACGTGGCTTCAGCCATCGCTCGCCTGGCTGGCTTCGACGATGAAGCCGACAATATCAATCGTTTGAAACGCGATCTGCATATTGCCGCTAAGCAGATCAATCAAGGCAAAGGACGGCTAAGTCAAACGGTCAATGACTTGATTCTTAATACAACTGAGAGTGCGGCGCATCTCGGGCTGGCATTGGCCGCTGGCGCTGCGACTGGGGGAGCTGCTTTCCCGGCTATTCTAATCGAGCAGTTTGTCAATTCCGCCAATAACGCCATGACCGACGCTGCAGACGCTGGACTTAAAGGCGAAGAGCGTTTGCGCTATGCAGTTAGCGTTGCTGCACCTGCTGCCGTGATTACTGCAGGTTTCCAACGGTTAGGTATGGGTGGTGCCGAAGCTATGGCAGCGGCAAACGGAACGCTGCGGATGGGGCTGGAAAAGGGGGTGCCGTACATCTTGAAACAAGGCGGATTTGAAGCCTTAGAGAGCTGGCTTCAAAGCTGGACCAGGCGCATGCAAGACAAAATTACTTTAGGTGAGGATCTAGGCTTAACGCACCCTGACGGCTCGATTGGCTTGAATAAGCAAGGCCAACTACCTCCAGCGTTCGAGAACATGATCGAAGAAGGATTGGCCGGTATGGCGCTTACGGGGATTGCCGGGGCGCCGGCATTGCGTAGGCCGGTGCCAATTAAGCCGCCACCTGGAGGGCCAATTAGCATTCCAGCCGCGGAAGAACTTACTGCCGAACCGCTTAATGTGCCGCCACCTGGAGGGCCAATTAGCATTCCAGCCGCGGAAGAACTTACTGCCGAACCGCTTAATGTGCCGCCACCTGGAGGGCCAGAGCTGACAACGGAAATCGGCATGCCACCGCCAGCCTATCCGCCCCCGGTTCAAGCGCCGATTCCACCGACGATTAGCGCTCTACCGCCGGGCCCTTATGGCGTGGAAACAACAGCCATACCGGAGCGTATGTTTGGAATACTAGCCAGGCGCGGCGTGAGACGAGCCCCACCGACCGGTGAAGTTACAGTAGAGCCCCCAGGGCCTGTCAGCCAATTCATACCTCGTATTGAACGGCCGCTGGCATACGAAATCAGCCCTGGCATCTTTCAGACCGCCAGGCCGCCAATAGCCCGTGAGACAATCATTAGGCTACCGGAAGAGATGCCGGCCGAGATTCCCGAACCGACTGGGCCGCCTCCAACGGAAGAGTTGCTTTTACCGCCCGGGCCGGAGTTTGCCACAGCCCGCCGCGCTCCGCTTTATCCTCGCACGGCTTCTTTTGCGTATCCGCTAGATATTGAGGAGGAATTCCTTGGCCGGCAGCACCGCCCGTCATTGGGTTGGGTGCAGCCTCAAACAGGGCCGCGCGGAGTGGAATTCTCGATTACTGCCGGACAAGATAGGCATCCGGCAATTATTGAAGTGCCTGCCTATACATACCAGCCTGTGCAAAGCGAAAACTTACTTCCTCGCGATTGGCTTGCCGAACCTCCAGTATCACAGTATGCCGCTATCATACCGCATGACGCCTTGTCTGAGATAGAAGCAGCTAGACTACAAGCTATTCGCGATGACTTGGCTCAAATAATTACGGACGTGGATCAACTTGATCGAGCCGTGACAGCGCGATGGGAAGCCGATGAACGAGAACTGAACAAGTATAAATTCCCCTACGGAGATCTAGAACAATGGTATGCTCCAATCGATGCTGATGCGCCCGGTGCCGAACCCGAAATCATCGTGCCCGGACCACCGCCAAAAATCGGGCCTATCCCAAAGGCCGTCCGCGGCGAAGATGAACCGCGCGTGCATATTTCCACGCAGATCTTTACGCCGAGTTTAATGCGCCGGCTTTATCGAGATGAAGCAGGTGCCGTTCGCATCCCGGATGCATGGCGACAGCGGCGGCGAGACTGGCTGCCCGAGGGAGTAGATTTTCGGCATCCCAACCCGGAAGTCGAGCGCCGTATTTCCGCCAGCGAGGATGATCTTGCTGAAGCGTCATGGGTCAAAGCCATGTCGGCCGCAAGAACAGCCTGGCACAAGCTAACCCGCACTTACGAACATATTCCACATGGCGATCCATTTTCTCCGTACATTGAATTCTTGCGCTTATCGCATGCGGCCGTGCCGGCAACCTACGACGATGCATTTCGTAACATGTTTGACATCGTCGAGCCGTTGGGTGGCCGGAAGCAAATGAAGGTCTTTCAGCGGATTTTGAATTTGCGCAACCGCCGCTGGGCTGTAAATCATAACCAGGGACATCGCTACGGGATGACCAGCTTGGCCGAGGATATTGAAAAGCCGCTGGCCAACCTGGAAAACATTGCCCAACAAGTCCCGGAAATCAGTCGAGCCCTACGCAGAAGGGACGAATACTACCGGCCGATCAGAGATAAGTTAGTAGAAATCGGGGCCATCGGACCAGAAGCCTTGGAGAATGACGATTATTTCCATCAGGAAATTCTCAATCGCATAGGAGTTGAGAATTGGATCAGTCGGCTAACCGGCCGACTGAGACCGAAAATCCGTAAACGAGGATTCCAGAAGCACCGGGTTACAGGCGACGTGCTGCGCGATGAACGTTATGACCCATCTGGCAATTACCTGGTAGCCGAAATGGGTTGGCTACATGACGCACTCTTGATAATTCGACAACATGAACTGCATCAAATTCTAGCCAACGAAGATGCTCGATTCCGCGCTAGGATTAGAGCAGATGCAGCCAGGCAAGGAATTGATTATGAGATGGCGCTTAAGGATCGGATCTATAACACGCGCGATCTAGACTTGTGGTCACCCAAGGTAGGCCATCCGCTTTTCAAGGCCTTCACTATCCCCGACAAAATTGGTGAAGCACTCATGCAGGGCGTCATTGATGAAGCAAAGATTATTCCTAAGAACGTGCATACGGTGATGGCAATCGCCGGGAAGCATCGCGCCTATTTGATGCCCGTAGAAGTCGCGCTTGAACTCAATAAACAGGAGAAGCCACACATAATTGGACCGATACGCAAACTGTTCCGTTATCCGTTTAATGCAATGCGCGGATGGTTTTTGTTGGGGCCGCCCAATATCGGAGCTTATAACCTGCGTAACCTTTCCGACTTGGAGCCTCTATTCACTGTGTTCGGGACGAAGGCATTTAGGGGTCTTAACCAGATCAAAGGTGAGCTTTTCAACTATCACTACGGCCAATCGGCGGTGCTCAAAAGGGCGGCGAAAGAGGTTAAGAAGCGCTGGCCGGAACTGGAGCTCAAGACGTTCGGTAAACCAATCAGCGCTCGCATTAAATTGGCGCGCGATATGGGAGTCATTGGATCAGGGCAGGTAGCCGCAGAATTGACGGACGTGCCTAATATGAGCGAATTCCGGCAATTCACCGGCCGGCCAATCTGGGCGCTGCCTGGAGTGCCCATGAAAAAATACTTTCAATACGCAGCCCGAGCAACCCAGTTTCGTGAGAATACGGGCCGGCTTGCGGCTTTTGTCCTTTACCGAGACATGCTGAAGAAACACCGCGAGACAGGCGCACCCGTGCATTATGGTGCGTCGAAGCCGGCCATGATCGAGCAGTTGCGTGAGCATTTCAATGACGATATAGCGGCAGCAAAATTAGCGCGCGATCTCATGCTGGACTACAATGATATTTCCGTTACCGGCCAGGCTATACGGCGGGATTTAGCAATGTTCTGGGCCTGGACTGAGGGTACCGTGACTCGCTGGCCGCGTATCGTAGCGAATAATTTCCAATATGCCAAGGCTCAAGGTACGAGCGGCGCGGCTGCTGTAGCGCTTCCCGCGGCTACGGCAGCTGCTAAAACGGCCGTATTCGCCGGCGCTGTCTATCTACGGATGGCAGCGCTCTACGGTGCTCTTTGGGCCTGGAACAACCTGATCATGAACGAAGTTGAGGACAAATTATCGGATGATGAGAAGAGTACGCCACATATCAATCTGGGTTTCAATGCGGATGGCACAGCAAGAGTATTTCGTAACTTTGGCGCGTTAGGAGATCTTCTCAACTTTTTCGGCATCCACGATCTGTGGCAATTGATACCCGAATGGCGAGCCGGCCAGATTACTCCCCAGGAAGTAGCCAAGGAACTCGTGCGCGGCGGCGTGCAAAGATTTGTGGACTTGATTCGTCCTGACTATAAGGCAGTGCCGGAACTTTTAACGGGCCAGTCCTATTGGCCAGATATATTCAACCCGCGCCAGATTGCCCGAGACGAACATGCGGCGAATATTGTGGGCCTGGCTGATGAGTACCGTATGCTGCGTGGTGCGCTGGGCAGCGGTCATTTGGCTCGGCCGCATTATGCTCAGCGTTATTTTACAGGCATTTCTGATCCGCGCTGGAATGCGCTTTCACTTATTCATGCTCGCCGGAGCCGATTCCTGAAACAAAAAGGACGGGATGTTCCCAACTTTGGAGCAAGTCCAATTCGAATCATGCGTGATGCGGCCGCATCCAATAACTACTATGCATTTCGTGACGCGAAGAACCGCTATATCGAAGCGGGACATAACTACCAGACGTTCTTGCAATCTCTGGCGAACATCGACCCGATCGGCAATCGACTAAACGAGGCACTTGAATATGAATTTACCTATAAATTCTTGACAAACCGTGATCGGAACCAGCTTCGCTTGGCTAGGGACTTCGCACATCAGCTTCAGCAGCGTATGGTTTGGTGGTGGGCACTCGCGAATTTCGAACAAGAGCTGGGCCTAGGGGTTGACAAAGAATAACTGATTTGCTAGACTTGACGGCATGAATGCGCTGTTGCAGATGAAGCTCGGGCAGCTACGTATCGAATATCAGCTTTATTCTGCCAGCCCGCACCGCTGCGCAGTATGCCATATTCCGGCCGAGCAGTTGCCCGGCAATCGATATTTGACTGAACTCCAACTTGCTCATATCGTGCCACGCAGTCACAGTAGTCAAGCAAATTGCGTGGAAAATGTACTAATGCTCTGCTGCTGCTGTCATGACGGCCAGCATCGTGGATCATTCCATTTCAACGATCAATTATGGCCTTCCTTGGATATGGGGGTCTTGGTTCGCGCAAAAACGGAGCTTGGCGAGCTGAACACGGCAGTTCTAGCTGCCTTGGATGGCCGACGGCCGGCATATTTTGCCGAGCTGGCCAAGACCCCCCTTCCTCAAAAAATCTGGATTGAGCGTACCCGCTGGGGACCTTCGCATTATTTGCTGCCGTATACGCTACCTAAAGGCTGGTGAGATGCTGGTTTTATCGCGCCGACCGCGTGAGATCATTAGGATTGGAGATAATATCGAAATCCATTTTCTCGAATTTACGCGGGGGAAAGCACAGATTGGCATTGTTGCGCCGCGTGAGATCAGAGTAAGAAGGGAAGTGTCTCGAAGTGTGCCGCCAAACAGTCGGAAGCAAGTG